TGGGGCGGGCGTGGGCCAGTGGGGGGTAGGGCGCTATATGTATACAGCTTAGCCCACAGAAGGGCTATTTTACCCTGTTAACCACAACACAATCTGACCCATCCTATATACACTATACCGCCCACACACGGCCTACACAGCCTCTACAACTCGTTAACACTTCTAACCAAGGGCTACCCCCTACAGGACCAGCAAAGCGTTTCTGACAACACAGCCTATGCCGCTGCAAAGAACAGGAAAATCGACTATGAAAGTATTACCTATGTTGCTTCCAAACAACACAGTGAAATATATCGCTTGACAAGATTTCTGTGGTTGATATAACATAGGGGTGCTGGGGTGCTGGGGACTATGAAGACTGTGCTGTGATGTAGCACATAGCTGCACTGGTTCATAGCTCTGTAGTGTTCTGTGTTGAGAACAATTATAGACAATCATTAAACACTAAACACAGACTATGAAGTCTATAAAGAAGCTATGCTACAAAATCGACTGTGAAGATACAAATATAGAGATCAATTATTTGTTTTCCTTATTGTTGTCTTTGTTACCTTTTAGTCATATACTACAGTTCAGCTAGTCAGTACGTTAAAGTAGACAGTCTGAACTAGACTATATAGAGCTAAGCAATGAAACAGAACAAAACAACAGTGATAGACTTTTTGTTAAAGCAAAAGGATTTGTTGCTAACGAAAGAGCAGGTAGCAACTAAAGGGTTGTTGAATAGTCCCCCTTACAGCTATGCCGCAAAGATATACATAGCGCTACAGCGAGGAAGCTTAGACAACGTCTATGTTCCACACAGTGATGTGTTTTATGTTAGAGCTTCTGTTGAGAAAGAAACAGGCTTTTATTTTCCCTTAGACACCATTGAAGAATCAATGAGAGCTAACGGGTGGCGCGATAGGCGCAATAGTTGGAGATATTGATATGGCAATTCCAGAACGAGTGAAGACGCAGATGAAGAAGGTAGGGTTGACGGCTGTGAACAAGCCCAAAGCAACACCGGACCATCCGACAAAATCGCACATCGTCATGGCTAATGAAGGCTCCGAATACAAGCTTATTCGTTTTGGACAAGCTGGTGTTAAAGGTAGTCCAGACGGTAGCAAGCGCAATGAAGCTTTCAAAGCTCGTCATGCTTCTAACATCTCCAAAGGGAAGATGTCGGCTGCATATTGGGCTGATAAAGTAAAGTGGTGAGTTGTAGCAATAAGTGCTATAACTATAATGTTGAGGCATGGCCTCTATTTTTATTGAAAGAAACATATCATGGCTACTATTAAGACAGACGCACAGAAGGTTGCTGAGTATCGCGCTATTGCGATGGACAAGACTAAGCCTCAAGAGGTGCGTGATCAAGCCGACATGAAGGCTAACGACATTGAGAAGAAAGCTGCTGGCGCTGCTGGTGTGAAGCTGGCTAAGGGTGGCGTTGTCGCTAAGGCTGGCGCTAAGAAGGCTCCTATGAAGGCTGCTGGTAAAGCTCCTGCTTTGGTTATTGCTGTTGGTGTTGGTAAGCCAAAGGGCAAGACCATGATGAACAAAGGTGGTATGGCTAAGAAGGGTAAGTGCTGAAATGAAGCCGGGTCTATACAGCAACATTGCTGCAAAGCGTGAGCGCATTGCTGAAGGCTCTGGCGAGAAGATGCGTAAGCCCGGTAGCAAAGGTGCTCCCACCGACAAAGCCTTCAAAGAGTCTGCGAAGATGGCTAAGGGTGGCTCTGTTGACAAGCAACAAGCCAAAGTTGCCAAAGTGATGGGAGAGTTCAAAGAAGGCTCCCTGCACAGCGGCAAAGGCGGCAAGGTTGTGAAGAGTCCTAAGCAGGCCATTGCAATTGCATTGTCTGAAGCTAAAGTGAAGGCTAAGAAGTAATGGCTAACGGAGACAACAAAGCTTATAAGACTCGTAGCATCGGTACCAACCTCACTGCTGGTGTTGCCAACACCATCTACACTTGTCCACCCAACCATACGGCTAAGTTGGAATTGTTGTTTGTTACTAATGCTGGTGGTGGTAATAAGACGGTGTCAATCAAATGGCATGACGTTAGCTTAGGTACAGAATACTACATTGTTGGTGGCTATGTTGTTTCTGCTTACGGCTATCTGAAACTTGATGGTAGCTATTTGGCATTGAGCGCTGGTGACTATATTGTTGTTACACCTGAAGCTGGCTCCACAATGGATGCCACAGTCAGTGTTGAAGAATATTACGATCCATTGAATAGGTAATAACATATGGCTAAAGAACTGTCAGAACAACATAAGCGCTTCCTTGAAGTGCTCTTCACAGACGCTAACGGTAACATTAGCTCAGCTATGCGTATGGCTGGCTTCTCTGAAGGCTACAGCAGACGCACCCTCACCAACTACCTCAAAGAGGAAATCATTGAAGCTACACAGCTTTACATTGCTATGGCAGCACCAAAGGCTGCGGTGGCTATGATCAGTGCCATTGACGATCCTACAGAGCTTGGTTTGAAAGAGAAGATGTCAGCCGCTAAAGACTTGCTTGACCGTGCTGGTTTGGTGAAGACTGAGAAAGTACAAGTTGAAAGCACAGGTGGCATCATGGTGTTGCCTGCCAAGGAACGCGAGGAAGAGTGATGGTTGAACAGGTTGTGGACACGTTTGATTTTGGCTTAGGTGTTTTTGTACTTCCACAGCCTTCCGAGTCTGCTGAGTATGTTAAGATACCAAGACTAGCTCGTACTATTCCTTTTGGTTACAAAGTTGACGAAGAAGATGAAGGGTGGCTGCAACCTATACCACTTGAACTTGAAGCTCTTGAAAAAGCTAAGAAGTATTTAAAGCAATACAGTTCAAGGCAGGTATCAGCTTGGTTGACTACTGTGACTGGTAGAGAAATAAGTCATGTTGGTTTGTTAAAAAGGATAAAGAGTGAACAGTCCCAAAGACGTAAATCCTCTACTTATCGAAAGCTTGCCGATGGGTACGAAAAAGCCCTTAAGAAAGCGCAAGAGTACGAAGAAAGACTCGGCACCAAAGACGGAAGCTTCTTCGATAGTGATCGATACGTCAAACTTAAACAATACTTCACAGCCACAAATGATTGAAGTTGTTCAACCTGTAAGAGATAATGTCATCTTTAGACCGAACCCCGGTCCTCAGACGAACTTTCTTGCAGCTAGTGAGCGAGAAGTATTGTACGGTGGAGCCGCTGGTGGTAGAGGCATAGGCCTTTCTCTTGCTACCTTTTGTCAGTAATGACATCAAAATAAACTTCGTGAATTGCTGGAAACTTTTGATGATGTGATTGTGCTACAACGTAGTCGGTAACGACAAGCGTGAATGCTTGAAAAACAATTACTAGAAACAATCAGCAGCCAAGCGGGTGTGTGTACAAAGTACAACCCTGAAGGTTCAGAGACTATCCCGAAAGGGAGTAGGGGTAAAGAAATTCCCCGAAGCGCGAAGCCCCTCTAACACAGGGTGAAGATATAGTCCGGGGCATATCTATCCAGCATAGCTGAAGGAACAATATGAAGTATTGTCTATATAAAGTCACATCCCCATCAGGGAAGATGTACATAGGAATCACTAACAACTTCAAACGAAGAATGAAGGAACATGGCTCCAGCCCTTACGCTTTTGGTCATGCGCTTCGCAAGTACGGCAGGGATGCTTTTACTTATGAGTTTGAAATGTTTGAAACAGTTGAAAAAGCTTTAGCTCGTGAAGCAGAGCTTGTCAACTTAGAAGTTTTGAACAGCAGAGTGTTGTATAACGAAACAACAGGTGGTTCATTAAGTAACGTCTTAGCGAACAACAACCCAATGCATAAGCAAGAAGTTGTTGATGCTCATCCCAATGTGTGGAAGAAAGGTGGTTGTAACAACCCTATGTTCAATCCAGCTTCTAAACAGAAGATGATTGAAAGCCAAGCCTGCAAAAAGGTTAGCATAGATGGTGTTGTATATTACGGTGTTAGAGAAGCAGCAAGGCGGCATGGTATATCCAGACAACTTGTTGTGTTTAGATTAAAGTCTTCTAACCAACCTACGTGGTTTTATGTCACTGAATAGATATGCCTCGGGGAAATCATACGCCATTCTTGCCGACCCTTTGCGGTATATGGCACACCCACAGTTTAGTGGACTAATTCTTCGACACACCACAGAAGAACTACGAGAGTTGATTTGGAAGTCTCAAGAGATGTATCCAAAAATCTATCCCGGTATTAAGTGGAGTGAGCGAAAGATGCAATGGCAGCATCCAAGTGGTGGCAAGTT